ATGTCTTCTTTGCCAGTGGTAAACTATGGGAGATTGGAGCGACTTAGGCCTCCAGAAAGCAAAACTTTACCAATGAATTTGAACACCTTTTGTGTGATTTTCATTATCATATGCATTTTATGTTTATATAAGAGATCGTCTAATATTAGTCAAAGAAGGAGAAGGTATAAAACATTAGATGGATATTTAGATGATAAAAAGGACTAGTTACTCTACAGCGTCTACAATCTTATACTTCAGACAGTCATTCGGGGAGAGATAGATGTCCTTCCGCATCAACTTTTTAAACTTCCTCTCCGGAATCTTCGTCTTGGACAGATACATTTTCTTCAACATCTTCATAAACTTTGTGCTAGACTTTAGCTCATGCTTCAACTCCTGGAAGTTGCCCCACATCTCAGTAGAAATCTGATGAATGAGGACATAGGCATTCTTACCCATACGCCTCTCGTGACCACCCAGTAGCATGAATGTAGCGGCACTGCAACACGACCCCTGCGCGATTGTGACCACTTTGATGCGGGAAGCCTCGATGACATTCATCATGGTCATACCCGCGAAAATACAACCTCCATCACTCATGATGTGAACCCTGATGACCGGTTTGTATCCAACGAGTTCAGCACTTCTTTTAAGAAGTTCAATCTCCAACTTCTTAAACGCCTCAACGAACTCAAGAGCATTTTCACGATCAACATCCGCGTAGAAGAGGATTTCGTTTCCGATGACTTTGACACACTCAGATTCTTCAACTTCTTCTTCCTTCGTAGACATTCTTCAGAGCCTTCTTTACTTTTGTTACGTCCCTAGACTTTAAACTATTTCCCACTGCCAGATGGTTGATGACGTCAAAGTCTTGCGGTGAAATTCCATAGTCAATGAGTTTACTTAGGTCCCCCTTTTCCGCATATTTCTTGAGGAGACACAATTCCTCCACTCCAAGACCCAATCTCGACTTTTTCTTAATCTCCTCAAACTTCTGCTTCCTCATCTTGTAGTTTCCCAACTTTGTCCAACAACTCCCGGGTCGAATCTTTTCCCTATCCAAGGGCTCACCGAGAGAGTGTTTGGGTATTGTCAACGCGTGCAAGACAAAATACGGCATGAGACCCCAAGTTCCGTGTGTGTAGATGTGAGAATCGTAAAAGTCTGCGTCAGAGAAGGATTTGGTAATCCTCTCCACGTCGACACCTTTAGAGTTGACATAGTTTTCCTGAAAAATGTCCCACACGTGACCATGTTCAGATATACTGTCGTGAATTTGAATGGGGTTCGTGTCACACAAAACATCCGCGATGAACTCTTTCGGTGTTTTGAAATCGTCCGTCGCGTCATATCCATCGGAATATGTGAAGAAGGTTCTGATATTCCCGTTACAGCTGGTCGCGGCTGCTTCAATTCGAGGAGTCACTTTGTCCACGAGTGTGAGGAGAGCCTCAGGTTTATGTTTGGGAATGAACACAGTCTCAAAGTTGGGATACATGCACATGTTTGTGGTCGTGATCAATAGGGATCCACGTGAAATCCTGTCACCATCAGAAACCTTTTCCACGATGGGTTTGAATATGGGATCGTAGTCATCGATGTATACGTGTTTAGTGGAAGGTCGTATGAAGGGGAGGAACAGACACTTCGTCTTCATGTGTTCGGGTAAGAGCTCAACAGAGTTGAGACCCTCTAGAACCTCTTTCAGGATGAAGGATTTACCCACCCCGATGGCTCCACAGATGAACACATTCTTCCCTTCCCTAATATATTTACGAATCAGTTCAATCTTCTTCGTGTGAATCGTATAAACTTTTTCCAATTTTTTTTGTGCAACAACTTTAATGAAGGAGTCCATCGATGATCTTACTAATCAAGCCATAGATTTAGTGCTTGAGAATGACGCACTACATAAACGTATCGTAGAACCTTTAAAAAGGAAAATTTTACCATACGTGGCATGCACGGTTGTGACGAATCTTGTCATGTTTATGCTGCTCCTTTACCTTGCTCGACGTCTGACTGTTCTTCAGATTCAGACTTAGAATCTTCAACCTCCATTTCCAACTCTTCCTCCTCCTCATCGTCAGAGGGTGCAATCATTTTACCAAATCTTTCGAAAGGTGTGTTCACAGTGATCGCTCGAATGGGTTCTATCGTCTTGGGAGGCTTCAAGAAAGGAATCGGCCTCACAAAGAGAATTTCGGGTTTTGTAAACTTACCCTCATTGGGATACTCTTTCTCGAACTCAACCAGTATGTGCTTGGGTATCGGAGGGGACTGTTCGAGAAGGCCATCGTAGGTCGCTTTACATTCCTCGACAAACTTTAATCCCTCCTTCTTACGCTCCTCACGTGGCAGTGAGAGCTGTAATCGAATGTTTCTGGACAGGATTCCGTGACCCAACGCCGCAGTTCTGTGTTGCTCTTTTAGTTCGTTGATTTTTAAGAACTGCATAACGGTCGCGATGAGACCGGCAACGAGATTCATACCACCGATGATAGCCGGTGCGGAACCGCGTATCCCTTCTGGTAAAGTGCTTTGAGCAAAGTTAGCGGTGCCAGTGATGGTCGATAACACGATGACGGGGAGGTTAAAGTTCAAACTCATCCTCTTGAACATCAAGAACGCTTTGTGGTGCATATACCGGTAACAAGCCGATTGCTCACCCCACTGACGCAGGATGTTTTCGTGATATTCATTCCACATTTCCTCCATAATAATTTCTGAGCTCATCTTATAATAGATGAATATAATATTCGCGATTCACTTTGTATTTCTCGTCTGGATATTGGTCACTCCTTTCCTCAATGATAGGAGAAACCTAGAGTTTTACTCCATGGTCATTCCCTTCATCTTCTACCACTGGTCTGTGAATGATGACACGTGTGCTCTGACTCAGGCGGAAATGGCCATCACTGGTAAACACAAAGACGAAACCTTCATGGGACGGGTGGTGGGACCCATCTATAAGATGGAGGAGAACGACGTCAATAAGATGACGAAGACTATGTTCTTCGCACTCTGGGCACTCGTCCAGTATAGACTCGGACACTTCAACATGTTTGTTGAGGACCTAAGTAAAATCCTGAAAGGTAAAAAGATCTAAGTCAACATGAACACCAAGATTCAAGCGGAGATTTATAACCTCAATTATAGAAGACATGATCTATATGATTCTTACGTAAAGACCTGTCACGTATATAGAGAAAAGCTTGACTACTTGTCTAAATGTATGGAACGTAATCGTTGTGCATTCAGAGAAGAAGTTTTACTCAGAAGAATATCTTACCTCGAGAGAGACTATGACGCTTTGAGGGAGGAGCACGACGCGAAGATGTGTAGGCTTTCGAAACGGATCAACTCACTTCTTCGAATTCTTGACTAACTCCTGGACACGTAACAGGTTTCTTTTGATGGCTTGAATGTGCTTGTTCACTTTGATGAGATTCATGAGTTGCCTGTTTGGTAACACGGGCTTACTTCGGTTACGAGTCTGAGTTTTACGCAGTCTATTCCTGGCGTTTCGAATTTGCTGGGACGTTGGCATTGTACTATATACGGTGAAAAAAAGAATGTGAAAATTGTGCCGTTTATCAAACGATGGTGAAAAAAGAATGTGAAAATTGTGCCGTATATCAAACTTCAGGTTTAGGGTAAATCTTTAGGTTTTCGTACTAAACCCTAATCATGCCGTAAATCAAACTAAGCATTTCATTGGTTGATTGATTTCATGAACCAATCAGATAACGTAATTATGGGAGGGGTCTCATGAGAACATATAAATTTCATAACATACGAAATTTCGGATCGTAGTGCCGGATCGTATGGAAAACAAAAAACGCTCATAACTTTTCAGCGCTTCCGAATTTGGAGCAATGGATAGTGGCAATCGACAGAGGGGCTGGAAGGGCCTTGCCCCATGAACGTAGTGACCTAGGGTTCTGAAAATCGTGATGTTAAAGACTCATGGTACCCATTCTAAAGGTACATAAAGCCTGTGAGTGATGAATGGGTAATGATACGAGCGAAGTTTCTAGGACTCGTTACGATATTGGTAAGTTTAGTATGTTCCGAAACGATATACAAACAATATACCAACTATCGTTACAGAATCGTCCTGATCTATTACATGAACAGAGAGAGAATGGCCATACGAATGGCAGAACATGAATTCGTGATGAACGTATTACGAACGAAGTGTGAAGTTCGTGACGCAATCTTAAAATGCATACGAGCACCATTTTCAATTACGGGGGCTATAGGGGGAATAGTTGAAAAAGGCGCTACGACTGTAGAACATGTCTCGGTCGACATGTTCACGATTGTCGAAATTTTGATACGATCACTGAGCATACTTTTACAGACTATAGGACCATACGTCTTGGCAATTATTGTGGTCATTGCCTGTATACGACGAGTTAAATCTTAGGAACGTATTTGAACCTGTCGAAAAAGTGTGTTGTGCACTTGAAGTTGTCGTAAAGAATCATACATAATGCATCGGCAATGTCGTGCTTCCTTTCGTAGGGAATCTCAAAATTTGTATACCTTTCGGCAATCGAAGTTGTTCTCTCTTTTCTCTCTTCATAGTTCAGATGTTTGATACCGAAATGAGTGTGCATGCTAACGGGATGAACGAGTGTAACTTTATCACGAAACATGTAATGTAAAAGTATTTCTATATTCGTGAATCCTCCGGGTGGTTGTCTTTCAATGAGTATTTTCTCAGCTGAATCAAAAATTGCCTGATGATCTTCTACGAATAGAGGAACTAAATCAACCATGTCATTCGACCTCAAGTACTTATAGTCTTCAAGACTAACTTTCTTTATGTACTCAACTTTTATCGACGGACCAGTCAGGGACTCGGCAAGAACAAGACCCATATTATGATATCCAATGTCGATAGCCAACACGAGCATCTTTAATTGAAGCAATCAACCTCTTTAATTTAAATCTCAGTACTTGTATATGAAGAACAAGACAAAGACACAGATCATGTGGATCGTGCTGTTTGCTCTGACGATCCTCGTGGCTTACATGTGGTACAACCCAAGAGTCGTCACCGTAAAGGATTACGTCGAGAGACCCTTACCACTTCCACCTAGACCTCCTGTCATGATGCCGAGAAGGGAACCAGAATTCCGTGGTCCTCCAATCAAGCAATACAAACCTGGATTCATGCAGCAGATGGGGATTTTGACGAACAACGAGGGAGAGACGTTACCCTTGTATGGAAAGGAGGTTAGGGGACGTCGGGACAGGTACCATTACTACACGACGACCGGTGGTGAAAACCTTTATCCCATTCCATTGAGCCACAACTCTAGAGACTGTATGGACGATATTGGATGCCAGGAATTATATGGAAATGAAGCAGTCTCAGTAACAGGTAAGACTGATCCATTCACGGTGAATATGTATAGAACTGATAACTTTTTTTAATCCGAACTAGATGCCGTTCGTCTTTGCACATCTTTAGCTATACGAGAGGTGCTCGAGCTGCATGATGAAAGGAAGCAGCAACACGCGGCCATCATCGGGGGTGTCTTGAACGGCATCTTCAAGATCATATACATACAGATGATGAGGCAAACCACAGTGACAACGTAGCCGGCCAGTTCACCGTCCTGGAGTGGAGCGTCAGAAGTGGGAAGTAGGTGGGACATGGGAAGCATGGCGGAGACACTACCACACATGGTCGTGAGCACCGTCGTCGGTAACGTGAGGACATCCATTATACTTATATATGAGTTTTTATTATGTCATACTCCCTCCCTTGAGATCCTGATATCCTGCTCAATTTTGACTTTCTATTGATCAAGTCAAGAATCGTTTCGTCGTCTAAGTTTCTCATAAACTCGATTTTCGTCTGCATATCATCCAATTGAGTCGTCTCTTTTCTTGCCTGAACATACGGCCATGTATGTTTCCTGAGTGCACTGACCTCACCTTCGAGACTCCTGATTCTCGGAAGTAAGACTCGATGAATCAACATTCTCAACTCGATGATATCGTTCATTTGGTATACACACGTTTTTTATCTTTATACAAGGTAGGATGTCTCTTCCCCAAATTAAGAGGGATTTCATAAAGAAACTCGTCGGTGGCCTTAACAGTGTGATGGAAATAACGCAATTAGCAAACCGTATAGGTATCGCACCCAGAAATGATAATGAAATTTTCATTAAGAAACACTTCCTCATTCAGTCTGATGATGGATCATTCCAGGTGCACAAAGTTAGATTTCGTATGGGTGTGAGTGCACTTGATTTCGATACATTAACTGAAATTTTGATATGCCTCGACAAGAATGATGTGACTTTAAGTAAAGTATACGATGAGTCGACTGTGGATGTACTAAGTTTAAATGGCGAAGAAATGAACTACATACAACTTATCAAATCCGGTGACTTGGTGACTTTCATGGATTTAATTCTGTATTGATAGTATATGCAGTATCGTGATTTAAAAAATAAGGCGAAGAAGTTGGGTCTTCGCGTGACGAAAACCGTCAAGGGTAAACGTGTAAAGCTCTCAGCCAAAGAACTTCGGTCGAAGATTAGCATGAACTTTGAGAACAGTGTCAAGAACGCACAAAGAGTGATCAAAATCTGTAAAACGGTCGTGCTTCCCACCCCGGCTCCACCCCCGGCACCGGTGGTTCGTTCGAGGTGTGGGCCTCCCCCACCACCCCCTCCACCTCCTCCCACGAGACCGGCCATCACTAACGCCAGGGCTAAGTTACTAGCTGAGCTGAAGACGGCGATGGTCAGGAAAGGTTTGAGGAATAAAATCTAAAGTACTATAAATGGCGGCAATTCTTCTACTGTGTTGCTGCTGTATGTCTTCTTCGGCGAGTGGGGCCTTTGCCACTGGGGTCATTCCAGGGACGAGTCCACACCTCGAAAAAGTTATTGACTTGAAAAATGCGAGAAAGTATTTAGACTTGTCAAATGAGATGAGATTACTGGGAATGGAACTTCCAACAGAATCTGAAATTACGAGTGATGACCTTGTCGTGAGAAACAAGATGATTGATATATTTGGGAAGTTACAAGAAAAAGCACCGTCAGTCTGTGCCTTACATACGAAGTTTGCTTCTGAAGAGTACAAAACTTCTGTGAAGGAGAAGTTGAAGTATTACAATAGGGAGGGGAATGAGAGCATCCTAACTTTCAAGGGTATGAAAGATTGGAAAGACTACGTTGAAGAATATCTCGAGCCCACTGATGAGATGAAGGTGTTATACCGGAACATGGACAAAAGTAAGTCGAATTCTTGCTCGATGAGGAGTTTAGACGATGACGGTAAATGTATTCCATTTAGAAGAGTTGAAGTCGCCGTCGAAGAAAACAAAGATCCCTGCACAGACCTCAAAGAAATGTTGGAGCTCGGTCCTACAGAGCTCACCGACCTCATAATGAAGGAGAAGTAAACACTAGACCAAACTTCTTAGACATGAACTTTTCAACTTCCCGGAAAGATGGAAAACTCCAGAGATACCAACGTGACCAAAAACCAGCACTGTTGATACCGCTCATTTTCCAATCTTCTTTGTCACTGAGGGTAACCGCAAGCATTCTGTTTTGAATCTTTTTGGGACTTCTCTCAGCTATCGTGCTTTTAGGAATCTGTCCCCCGTGTCGAAGCACGTAGGAACGCATACGTGAAGGATTCTTGTGTTTGGTGTAGTCGGAATATCCACGTGCACCAAAGTCAACAGTCCTGCCGTCTTCTAACGTGGCCCTAAATTTCTTTTTGGGATTAGGGCTACGAGTAATCTTGACGCGCATACTTATAATACGCTTTTAAAAAAATTTACATCTTGCAGGATTTGCACCCATACTTCTCCTTCTTGGGGAGGAAGAAGAGGTGCTCATCACCACGCTTGACACGGTAGAGGTGATCGTACATGTGGAGGAGGGCGATGGCGATGGCGAGGCTGGAAACCACGACACCGTTCATCTTGCGGGAAGACCACGCGTAGCCGATGATGATGGCAACGAGGACCATCTGAACAACGGTGAGCTTGGGGATGGCGGGAATCGAGAAACGAACGTTGACGTTCTTGACCTCCTCAGTAGGCTCGGGCTCAAGGGGTTCGGTATAACCAGGCATTTTATTATCTACTGAGAAAATAATGTGGAAGACTCTCCTGTTGGTGCCCACCTTGATGGTCGTCTATGACTTTTTCAAACTTCCCATAGACACCCTATACTTTCAAAACCCTATGAGGCCACTATGTGGAATCAAGAACACATTCAGAGACTTGATCCATTTCAACTCGGAGTGTTCCGTCAAGAACTACCCGGGCCTCATGTTGATCAAGTTCCACTTTGACAAAATAAAGAAGGAGTTCGAAACCATCCACCCTTCTCTGAAGAAGACCTACTACCACGATATCAGTCCGTGGTTTGAAAAGAATGACGACTACTACTTTTACAAGATTGATAACTTTCCAATGTTGAACAGTCTTGTGCGGCAGATTCCATGTATAAACACCAAAGTCGCCGCGTTCGCCGTGAGTGAAGGACCCATGAGGTTGTATCCACACCGAGCAGAATCAAATCGTCTCCTGAGATATCACATCACCATACAAACTGGTGGTGAATGCACCCTCTACACGGAGAATGGCTCACACATGCACGAGGAGGGAGAGGAATTCATATTTGACCACTCGAGGTATCACGAACTTGTGAAGACTGGAGAGGGGAAGAGGGTGGTTCTCATTCTGGACGTCAACAGGTGAGATGATCTCGACACACCGCTATATACATGTCACTCCCACCTATGAGTTCGAGGGTTCTGTCTTCCACAGTGCGCTTCGTGAATGGACCTGGAGTTCCATTGTTGCAACGCATGCAGAGCGCGGAAAGCTTAGTCACTTCACACGCGAGGGGTATACAGTCAATAAGTTCTCCAAACTTACATTGAAATGAATCAGCGTCTAGGCCTGCCATGATGACAGACTTGTTCACAGAAAGAATGCATTCGACAAACTTCTTCAACTGTGGGAAAAACTGAGCCTCGTCTATGGCCACGATGTCAGCCTCCTCAAATTCCCTCTTGTTTACGACGTCGAAAAGATCATACACCTTGAGGCATTTGAACTTGACGTTATCGTGCGTCTTCAAGACTTCGTCGGGAGATCTCGTATCCTTCGCCGAGTTGATGACGAGAATCTTCTTTCCGATGACCTTCAGGCGCTTAAGTCGCCGAATGAGTTCAGAAGTTTTACCTGAAAACATATTTCCCATAATAATCGACAGACCCATCCCCACTGATTATTATTATCTCGTATTTTTTATATGATGGAAGTTCACAGGGCAATGTTCAACGGTCACACCGGATATTACAACCCTCGAACAGGGCGCGTCAAATTTGGGAAGTGCATCTACCCGAGCATAGAGGTGGCGATAAAATATCTCAAGCCAAAGTAAGATGCCTCTGAGCGATGCTCAGATTACCAAGAAGGTTGGGGAACTGCGTAAATCTGAGGGCAAGATTTACGCACCTCTCAAATATTTCAGGGGGCTCACCACCTTGGGTCAGGTCGAGACCCGTTACAAGAAGATGCTCCGGAGAGACTACAAAGATTTCAAGACGGACAAGGGACAGAAGACAAAGACCTCTTCCTACACGCAAAAGTTTAGAAAGATGTATCCGGGAGCCAAATCTCTCCCTGAAATTGCTAAGGCTACTGGCGTGCCTTTGAAAACACTCAAAACGGTCTACAATAGGGGTCTCGCCGCGTGGAGAACCGGGCATCGTCCGGGAGCCTCTCCACAGGCGTGGGGATACGCGAGAGTGCATAGTTTTGTAACTAAGGGGAAGACGTATTACACGGCGGATAAGGATTTGAGGTAATTATCAATAGCAGCCCGAGCTTCTTGTTCAGTTTTAAAAGTTCCTAAATATTTGTGTCGATACTTCGCTTCAAATTTACCATGTCTAAAAACCGATACTTCTTTCTGTTGGCTTAAAACACCAATTATTTCGATCTTCATTAAATCGATCTAACTCATTTTGAGCATCTTGTTCGGTTGAGAATGTCATATTGTATCTTTTATTATTGAAACATATAGTCACGGCGTATCGTGTTATACCACGTGTTGTCATGCGTTTTTTTATACGTCCAAGGCCATATACCTTTTTGGGCTCAACAGGATTTTCGAAATATTGGTTCAGTGCATCTGTAGCATCTTCATATGTTTTAAAAATTCCTATATACACACCCCCAACGTCCGCTCTAAAACGCTTACCAGATTCACATTCATATTCATGAATATGACCACCTTCACGACCAGTTCTTTTCATGAATGCAGCACGTTTTCCGGATTTCATATTATTCCTGGCTGTTTCACTTAATTGTTTTCTTGATTCTCCACCAGAAGTTTGATTATAACCATTAGGTGCTAATGAGTTAAGTTTTGAAATCCAATACACTTCTCTCTCATCTAAAGACTCAACTTCAACCTTTTCTAGAATTTTTAATTTCATATTATTTTTACCATGATGGGAAATAGCGTCCTTTAGTACTTTACAATTCGACGAATCGCGTAGATGTTCTCGAAATCGAAGATTTGGATCACGCGTAGTTTGTCCGACATAATATTTACCAGATGGACTTTGAATAGAATAAATACTACCCACTTCAGTATTCTTTTTAATCGGCAAATAAAAGGAATCTATAGTACTCTGAATCATCCTTAATTAAAGATTCACTTAAAGTCTTTAATATCAATTAAAACATCCCACACACACGCTCATAGATACTAGGTTCTCCACCGCCTCGACCACCTCTACCATCTCGGCGAGCTCGGTGAGTCTATCTACCGGGAAAACCTCACAGTTCCAGTGTCTCTTGTGTTCATTGATATGTTTCTGACTCTTTGTGTGGTAGTAGCAAAAGATAATCTTGGTCTCCACGTCATAGTCATTGTGAATCAGCTTATTCACGAGTTCGCCCACATACATAGCGCGATCCTCGAGGGAGGCGTCGGAGACGTCACACTTATCGGGGTTGACTCGGATCGTGACGATTGGGCAATATTGGACCTCTTCCATTCCCCCGATGGCTAGGTTTTGTTCACTGATCTTTCGAACTTCACATGAGGTCTCTCTACCCACATGTGAATCTTCATCAATCTCTACGACCACCGCGAGTTTTCCGGGGACAACCCAGAGGAGATCTGGACGTCGTCGGTCTAAATCCCCGCAGATGTCGGTCTTCACGATGCTCTTATCTTTAGAGTTGGGTGGATGTCCCACATGCCCGATGATCATGTCTCCAAACTTATGTTCAATACGTTCCATGTCTAACACTCTACATCCTCTACAAGTGTAGACTCCCTTGTGTGATTCGACGCGAGTAATTTTGCAAATTTTACAGAGTTTCGCGTAGCCAAAATCTGAAATCGGACAATCCATGCAGTATGAACGGTGACGTCCATGTGGGCACACAGAGGAGCCGTTACACGTCACACAGAAACGACGACGTTTCCCATGTTCACAGAATGCCTTCACACCCTCACTCTTACAATGGACACATTCTCTCCGCCGACGATTGTGTTCACATATATTCTTGCCACCACATAGGGTGCAATCAGGTTGATAACGATTATGTTCACACACAGTCATTTCGAGTTATATAGAAAACGAGTCATACTTTTAAGTACTTTTAAAGACTAGCACCGTTTAAGTACTAATGTCTCGTCGTCCCATTCGTAATATTCGACGACCCCAAGAACCTGAACCCAGGATCTCTTGGGACGAGTACTTCATGCAGACTGCCCAACTCGCATCTGTGAGATCTCCGTGTGAGAGACTCAAGGTTGGTTGTGTCCTCGTCAACAATAACCGTCTCATTAGTATGGGCTATAATGGATTTCTGGGTGGCTGTGAACACAAGTCCATCGTGAGGGATGGTCACGAACAAGCGACGATCCACGCGGAGATTAACGCAATCACGGACGCGGCGAAGAGGGGTGCCTCCATCGATGATTGTGTGGCGTATGTGACACATTATCCTTGCCTAAACTGCTACAAGGCTCTGGCGAGTAGTGGAATCAAAAAGATTTATTACAAAACAGACTACAAGAATGACCCAGTTGTCGAGGAATTGGGGTACGGGGTGGATGTGACTAAACATTCTTTTTCAGCAAGTTCATAAATTCTTCTTCAGTATACCTAACACCGACTACTAGTTCCGGATCTTTTATGTTGATGACAAAGTCGTCGCGGTAGGCTTTGACACACTTTTTACGTCTCCAACGCACCCACCCATCTTCCAAATTTATAAATACAGTCACGTAAACTTTCTTCGTTTC